CGTCCAAATCCGATGAAACGTTACATGAAACGGATGAAACGTTACATGAAACGGATGAAACGCCATATAAGAGAAGAGAAGAGAAGAATAGAGAAGATAATAATATAAAATACACCCCCCTTACCCCCCAGGGGGAGCAGGGTGTGGGTGTGAGTACACCTGCACAGACTTCGCCCCTGAAGGCAAGAGAGGCACCTGGGCCTGACCCAGAGCCTAAGCCTGAGACCCCAGCCACGGATCCCCCGCAGGCCCCTGATACGACCACGGACCCGGCTACACCCCCGCAGGCAGATACCACTCACGGCAACCCTGCGTGGAAAGAGTTCTGCTACGTCTTCTCGTTATGGCCTGTACAGCAGGGGAAGGAGAAGGCGTGGAGAGAATACGCCTACCTCAAGGCAAGGCACATCGTCCCTGAGTCCTACGCCCTTGCTGACATCATCGAGCGCTTCAAGGCGGAGGACCGACGATGGAAGCGCGGCTACGTCCCCATGATGAGCAACTGGCTCCACGACAGACGCTGGGACGACGTGCCGGAGAAGGCGCCGGCGAAGAGCTACGCCCCGGACGAGAACGGGTCCACTCCCTACGTGGACGAGCATGACCAGGATTACACGTCTTCGGGCTTTGGTTCGATTTTTGACTCGTTGAAGGAGAAAGCAAATGCGTAAAATGGAAGCCCTTTTCCGGGCAAAGGATATGCGCCCGGCTATATGCCAGAGGCACGGAGACTACATCTCGTACCTCCTCCCCTGCCAGTACAAAGAAATCTGGAGCCGGTGCCCCGAGTGTGAGAAAGAGATTCAGCTCGAGAAGGATCTCCACGAAGAAGCCAACGCCCGCGCCGAGATTGCTGCATGGCGCATTGAGCAGCTCATGGGTCAGGCCTGTATCCCGCCGAGATTCGCGAACCGGAGCTTTGAGAACTTCCGCACAGACGAGGACGAACAAAAAATGGCCCTCCGCGCATGCATGAGCTACGCCGTGACCGGATGGGAAGACACGATGAAAACCGGCCGGAGCCTCTGCATCCTCGGACGCCCCGGTACAGGAAAAACGCACCTCGCCGCCGCGATGGTGCGATCCGTCATCAGCCGGGGTTTCCCCGCCGTGTACGTCAGGGAGGCGGACATCTTCCGCCGCATCAAGGAGACGTACATGTCGCGGACTGTGAGCGAACGGCAGGCCATGGCCGATTTCGTGAAGCCGGCCCTGCTCGTGATTGACGAGGTGGGGAGGCAGTACGGGACGCCGGCGGAGCGCTTCATGTTTTTTGACGTCATTGACAGACGCTACGAGAACATGAAGCCCACGATTCTCATCTCGAACCTGGACAAGACCCATTTCCGCGAGCTGCTTGGTCTCTCTCTCTTCTCGCGCCTCGCAGAGGGCGGAGGGCAGCTTCTCGTCCTTGCCGGCAAGGATATGAGACTGGAGGCAAGCCATGGCGTCGCTTAACAACGTCACCCTCATCGGCCTTCTCGGCCGTGACCCCGAGGAGGTGCACGCCGGACAGAGCAGCTTCGCCCGTCTCTCCGTGGCCACGGACGACGGCTACCGTGACCAGTCCGGCCAGAAGGTGGAGCGCACCACCTGGCACAGTGTGACGTGCGGCGGAAAGACGGCGGACTTTGTGCTGAAGTATCTGCACAAGGGAAGTCAGGTCCTCGTGCAGGGGCGGTATCTGTCACGTAAGTACCAGACCAAGGACGGGCGAGACGCCGTGTCCTGGTACGTGCAGGCCCAGAGAGTACAGTCCCTCGGTGGCCACGGTGGCCACGATGACCAGCAGCAGGGGCAGGGGCACCAGCAGGGAGGCGGGTACGATGACTCGTGGAAGTATTAAGACTCCCACCCCCACAGAGCACGAGGAGCAGGCCGCGCTCATCGAGTGGTGGAATCTGTACGCCAAGGCCCGGCACATGCCGAACTTCCTGCTCATGGCGATACCGAACGGCGGAAAACGCACCACAACCACGGGAGCGCGCCTCCATGCCGAGGGCGTGAGAGCGGGTATCCCCGACCTTTTCTTGGCTATAGCCAGGGGGGAGTGGCACGGGCTTTGGATCGAGATGAAGCGCCGGAAAGGGGGCTTCCTCTCCGACCCTCAGAGGACGGCCCTTCTGGCGCTGAAGCTCGAGGGCTACTCCACGGCCGTATGCTACGGCTGGCAGGAAGCCAGAGATACAGTCATCAGATACATGGAGGGGCTATGGGCATGAAAGGGTGGAGTGAGGATGAGCTGGAGACCGCCGCACGGATGTATGCCGCCGGAGAAAGCTACCGGAGTATAGGGGGGCAGCTCCACAAGAAAGCAGATACCGTGCGGTACTACATACGCGCCCACAGCGAGCTTTTCCCTGAGCCGACGGATAAAAAGGACATCCTGCGCGGCAAGGCGTCCTACAGACAAATCACCAGGTACATGCGCCGCTGCCACGACTGCGGCCGGCCTACGACAGACTATCGCTGTCCTGCGTGCTGGGACCGCCTGAGGAGCAGGGGAGGATACGCTCCTAAGGGTGATGCCTCTGATATGGATACGGTGACGTATGGGCCCGCACAGTGAGATTTTATCATGGCCGCTTGTGGGTTAGTCGGAAAACGCAAGGAAAGCCCACACGGGGCGATTTTGGGCGTCTGGAGGGTATATGAATAGCACAGAGAGTAAAAAGGCATTCCGGCTGATGGCCGCTGAGCTGGCGATTGTGTCTGTGTTTGTCGTTGTAGCGGTCTTCTGCGCCGCTCGCGTGGGGATGTCTTTATCCTCGTGTCTGGTCTCGCTCGCGCTGGGTGCACTGCTCGGGGCTGGACTGGATGCCCTGCGCGGCAGACTGCGGAGGCGGCATGCTGACAGATAGCCACCGTACATACGGATGGACGCCACACAGAGACGCCCTTCTTGCCCATCTGGTAGGCGCTGGCTACTCGTGGAGCGTGATAGGCACCTTATGCGGGCGCTCGAGGAAAGAGGCACAGCACAGGTGGAGCGTCCTTCAGAGTGAAGGCGTCGTGCCTGCCCTGAAGAAGCGGAGAAAAGCCAGGATACGATGGACGCAGAAGATGGATACCCTGCTTGTCTCTCTGAGACAGGAGGGTGCCCCATGGGCGGAGATAGCCGTCCGCCTAGGTATCAGTCTTTACGCGGCATGGAGCCGCGGACAAAAAATTGAACAAAAGGAGATAAAAATATGACCAGGAAAGAGTGCCTCGACGCAGCCGGCAAGGCCGTACTGACAGATCGGGCCCGTGAATACGGGCACCCCGAAGATAGTTTCGCCCTTATCGCGGCCCTGTGGAGCCGCTACACCGGGTGCGACATCTCCACCGCGGATGTGGCCGCCATGATGATCCTCCTGAAGCTCGCCCGCGTGGAGGGGAATCCCCGGCACACAGACAGTTGGGTGGACATTGCCGGATACGCGGCCTGCGGTGCTGAGTGTGCTGCCGCTATGTCCGGATGCGAGCGCGTTGGCGGTGTGGACTATGCCCCGGGGCGTATAGCCCCGAAGACGGGCCGGGAGGATGGCAATGAGCTGTAATGTTATCACTTTTGTCACCCCTGCTGGTAAGCTGGGGTCAAGGGAACTCGATGTCCCATTGTTGATGAAGCTGGCCGACCGCGTGAAGGCCGCGGAGAAGAAGCATCCGGCCTTCTCCGACGGCATATATCAGGGCGTAGGCGTCATAGGTGAAGAGTACGGGGAACTCTGCCAGGCTCTGAATAAGTCGCAGGGGGAAGAGCGCGTCATGGATGAGGCGCTGGACCTGCTCTGTGTCGTCTGGCGCTTCTGCCGCGGGGACTGGAGGAAGGAAAAGTGCTAATGGCTCTCATCTACCCCGGTGGGAAAGTGAAAATCTCCTCATGGGTTATTTCATTTTTTCCACGGCATAAAATATACGTTGAGCCTTTCGGCGGCGCCGCTGGCGTTCTTCTGAACAAGACGCCCTCGCCGCTGGAAGTGTATAACGACCTGAACAGCGATTTAGTCAACTTTTTCAGTGTGTTGCGCGATAAATCGAAAGCCGCGGAGCTTATCCGGCGGCTGAAGCTGACGCCTTACGCAAGGGAAGAGTACTATAGCTTCTACCCTATGCCTGATGGTGACGATATAGAGAGGGCGCGCGCTCTGGTGTGCCGGGCGGGTATGGGGATTGGGATACGTGGTGCGGTGTCTGAAAGCCGGCAAGGTTTCGCAGCCGACAACCAAAGAATCAAAAAATACGCAAAAACTTTTGTTAACCGCGTAGAAAAAATGGAAGAAATAGCAGAGCGTTTACGCTCCGTGGTCATCGAGCACAAAGACGCGCTGGAGCTTATCCCGCGCTACGACTCCCCCGATACGCTATGGTATCTGGACCCGCCGTATAACTGCGGATATACCTTCAGATACAGAGCTGACGTTGATCAGAAGGCCATGCTCGGTGCTTTTAAAAATGTCAGCGGGTATGTCGTGCTGTCTGGATACGAGAACGCGCTGTACGCTGATGAGCTGGCCGATTGGCATATGGAGACGCGCCCGCATCATAATTTCGCTAATCAGGAAACAAAAGAATGCCTCTGGCTGTCCCCGCGCACGTGGGATGCGCTTCAGCGTGAGCGTGATCCCGGGGTGCTGAGACTGGATGACGTGTCATGATCCTTTCGTCCGTCAAGGCGGCCTGCGTCTTTTTTTCTTGCGGCTATCCTCTGGCCGGTATATATTGTATATCACGCAATCACTCTTGATTTGTTTTGTTGCGGTAGTGGAGGTGTTGGGTATGATTAGCGCTTTGATGGGGCTTGACCTTCTTTGTGTCGTGTGGCGTTTCTGCCGCGGGGACTGGAGATGATAGATACACTGATAGATATCTTCATCGTCGCGATGAAGATCTTCATCCCGATATGGATAGTGCTTTTTATTGCGACAGAGTGGGCCGATGATACAGAGAGGCAGCGCTGGCGCGACAGATGATGCACTCGTGCCCCTACTGCGGGTGCCCCGACATCTACCTTGCCGACACAGACGGGGGCGGCCGCACTGTCGCCTGCCCCTTCTGTTGCAATGGTAAGCAAAAATCAGCCTACGGCTATTGCTGGGGCTATGCGTAACCAACGCAAAAAGGTGGTGATATGTATGAAGTCTAAGGCAAAAGACAAGACGGCGAAACTCTGCGGTGCGGGCGTTCCCTTCCAGAGGATTCGCCGCATTTGACGTCACGGGCTATCTTGTCGGCACGCTGGACCGCTTCAACGACGCGAAGCGCGCGGAAGAAGCGGACCGCGTTAAGCACGGTATGGGCAAGTCTGGAAGGCAGGGGCAATGAGCTACAGCAGGGTAATCCGGGAAGGCCTCTATACGGCCCCGACGTTCAACCTTGGCGGAGACTGTATTCAGGTCTGGGGAAGTGACGGCGGCACTCTCATCCAGGACTGCATCTTCGACCTCTCCGCCGTCCCGCTCGCTGACCAGGATGAAGCTATCGACTGCATCAAGGGCGCCCATGTGGTCATCGACCGCTGCGTCTTCATCGGCTGCAAGAAAGCCATCCTTGGGGGCAACGGGGACTACCCGGCAGAAGACAAGTCAGGGCTTCTCTTTCTCAAAAACTGCGCCTTCATCAGGTGCGGGAGAAGGTGTCCCGAGGTGCAGGACGGCGTTATCGCCGATATGAGCCAGTGCTGGGTGCACGACTGGGGCGTGGGATGTTTTGATGTCCGCACCTTCGGCGCATGGGCCCATCACAGCGCCTGCCTGACTGCCACAAATTGTGTGTTCTCGCGTTCTCACAGTCTTTCCCGCAAAGACTGGATCGTGGATCACCTCAATCACCTGGGCGAAGCCTACAACGATGGCGGCATCAGAGATATCTTCTCCCGCCCCTCATGGGTGAGCGGGCAGAGGAGGGGGATAGACTTCACTGGATACGGCGCCGGCGGAAGCAGCGGATGCCGGTTCGTCAATTGTCTGCAGATAGGCGGCGGACAGGAGAGCGAGGGTAATCCGTCCCTGGAATGGCTGAGAGATCTCCCTGACACGTCGCATACGTCTCTGGGGATGGCGCTCTGGGAGTATGTCAAGAAGGAGCTGAGTCTTGAGTGACGAGAAGGAGAGCCTTATCGGGCTGACTGGAATCGCCACGCGGTTCAGGGTCTCAAAAAGCACAGTCCGCCATTGGTACGCCATGGGCGCTCCCATCATCAGGCTGGGGGAGCGCACATACAGAGCCTTTTATGAAAACGTTGTATCCTGGCTGGAATCTCAGGCACAAGGAGAATGGGAATGTACGAAGCAAAAATAGTTGACGAAATTTGGAAAGCGCTGAACACCCTTCCGAAAAAGCCCCGGCCCCTCTCGCATATCATTTCACAGGCTTTATATGACGAGGCTGAAGCCTGTGGTGGGTTGTCTGATCTCCTTGGAACCATTGGCAGCTGGGGAGATACCCTGGATGATGAGTATATCGCCCAGCTGCTTGAGGACTACAATTCGGCATCATAATTGCGCAATGATACCGATGAAGTATATGTAGTAAAGAGAAGGCCCCGCGTGTGCGGGGCCTTCTCTTATCTCGTGGCGTACAGGTGGGCAAGGATGATTTTTCTTGCCATGGTAGAAGGCTTTTTTTTCAAAAACTTTTTCCTTGCGCAAGTGTCAACTTTTTGACATACACTCTATAAAAAGTTATAAAAATGTAGAAAGTTGATTGCAGGAATTTACAAAAATGTCGATTCAGTATGAAAAGGTGTTCCGCTGGCTGGAGACGGTAGAGGGGACCCTGACGTGTACAGGGTATATCCCGTGCCGGCGTCTGTCCGGCGGGACAGCGAACTACACGGGCCGCGCGCCCGTGACGGACTACGAGGCTATGGGCGCCTCCGGCGTGACCGTAGGCGTAGGCGTGGACCTGGGACAGCAGACGCTCTCCCAGCTGAGGCGCTGGGGCGTCCCGGCTCCGCTCCTCGAAAAGGTATCCATATATATAGGTAAGAGGCAGGGCGCCGCTCTCCGCGTACTGCGCAACCGCCCGCTCACACTCACCCGTGAGCAGGCCCGTGAGCTCACGGACGCTGAGCATCGCGGGTACATGGATGACGTGGTGGTGCCGTGGTGGGACCGCGGGCCTCACACTATGGCTTTCGCCGATCTGCCGTGGCAGGTGCAGGCCGTGCTCTTCTCTCTCGTCTATCAGTGCGGCGTGAAGGGCGCTGAGCGCCGTGCGCCCGTCACACTGGCGGCCCTGCGCCGCGGCGACTGGAAGAAGGCGTCTGCCGCACTCCTCGACCGTGACGGGTGGGGCGGTGAGTACCTGGGACGGCGCGCCGCTGAAGGCCGCCTTCTGCGGGAGATCCGCTGATGGAGTGGGCGGACGTAGGCCGCGCCGTGGCTAAGGCGGCGCCTGTGCTGGGGAGTGTCCTCGGCGGTCCCGTGGGCGCTATCGCCGGTGCGGCCGGCTCACTCATAGCGTCCGCGCTCGGGTGTGAGCCTGACCCCGCGGACGTGCAGCGCACCATAGCACAGAGCCCTGACCTTCTCCTGAAGCTGAAGGATCTGGAGATCCAGCAGCAGGCGCAGCTCCTCCAGTGGCAGAGAGACCAGGTGCAGGCAGAGCTCACCGACAGGATGAGTGCCCGCGACCGTGAGGTAGAGCTTGCCAAGACCGGTCACGGCGCAAGCTGGGCTACGTCCATAGTGGCGTGCATAGTCACCGTGGGCTTCTTTGTCATGCTCTGGGCCGTGCTCCACGGCGGAAAGGCTGAGCTCGGGGACGCAGGGCTGATGCTCCTGGGTACGCTCTCCTCCGCCTTCGGCGCCGTGGTGCAGTACTACCTCGGCAGCTCCCTCGGGAGCGCCAGCAAAGACGCTTACCTGAAAAAAGTGCAGGGGGGTGGCAGGTGATGCACGACCTTTCCGGATGGTGGGAGCTTCTGAAGCTGTGCGCCCTTGGGGCGGCTTTCGGCCTTGTGGGCGGCGTGGTCCGCGTCATGCGGAAGGGCGTCCGTGGCTGGCTCGACCTGCTGACGCAGATAGTCGTGTCAGCTTTCTGCGGCGTGCTGGCTTTCTCGCTCCTCGCGGATGAGGTGCCTGACATAGCTCTGGTGGGGCTGTGCGGGATAGCCGGGAACTCCGGCGGCATGCTGCTGGACGCTCTGCGCTTCCGCCTTATAAAGAGGATGTATGACAGATGAGAGATGAGCATGTACCTACTGAGGAAAACCGGGCGCTCGTCCGCGCCCTGGCTAAGTATGGCGTGAGGCAGCGCGAAATAGCCGTGCAGATAGGGGTAAGTACAGGAACTTTGATCAAGTACTACAGCGCTGAGCTGGATGCCGGCATGGCTGAGGCCGCAGAGGGCCTTGCGAAGACTGCTTACCAGATGGCCATGGATGGCGATGTGCGGATGATGATTTTTCTCCTTAAGACGCGTCTTGGGTACAAAGAGACTACCCGCGTAGAGTGTTCCGGCCCCGATGGTGCGCCGATTAAGACTGAGCAGGCAATCAGGGTTACTTTTGTGCGGCCACATAAGAGGGCTGGGAGACCGAAGAAGTGCACAGAAAAGTAATCCAACGGGTGGACGCCTTCTTCCCTGAGGCCTTCGAGGAGCTCTTCAAGCCGCATCGATACAAGGTCTTCTACGGCGGCCGAGGTGGCGGGAAAAGCCGTGCCTTCGCTTCCGCTCTGCTCATAGAGGGACGCCGCCGGCCTATCCGGTGCCTCTGCGCACGTGAGGTGCAGAACTCGATCCGGGACAGCGTGAAGCGCCTCCTCGACGACGAGATAGAACGCCTCGGGATGGGCGACTTCTATCAGTCTACTGACGGGGAGATACGCGGGCTCAATGGCTCGCTCTTTATCTTTTCGGGCTTAAGGACAAGCCCCGAGCGGATCAAATCCTTCGAGGGCCTGACGCACTGCTGGATCGAGGAGGCAGAGACGGTATCGGAGAAGTCTCTGGACCTGCTTATCCCCACCATGCGCACGGCCGGCTCTGAGATCTGGATCTCCTTCAACCCCAACCGGGTGCATGCTCCTGTCTGGCAGCGCTGGATAGTCCATACGCCGCCGCCCGGCTCGTATGTCCGCAAGGTGACGTGGCGCGACAACCCCTGGTTTCCGGATGTCCTCCGCCAAGAGATGGAGCACTGCCGGAAGACTGACCCGGACAAGTATGACTGCGTATGGGAGGGGAATCCGCTGCTCGTGGCGCAGGGCTCCTACTATGGCAAGATTCTTCAGGAAGCGGAAAGCGCCGGCCGCATCGGCTCGGTGCCGGTAGACCCGACACTGCTTGTGCATACGGCATGGGACCTCGGCATGGCCGACAGTACCGCGATCTGGTTCTTCCAGTGGGTCTCGGACGGGACTTCCCGCGGACAGTACCGATTCATCGACTACTATGAGGCTTCTGGTGAAGGGCTGGCGCACTACGCGGAAGTCCTGGCAAAGAAAGGCTACCGCTACGGGCAGCACATAGCGCCGCATGACATCGCAGTTCGTGAGCTTGGGACAGGCGTTACCCGCCTCGAGACTGCCCGCCGGCTGGGTATCGGCTTCACCGCCGCCCCCCAAATCCCCGTCATGGACGGCATAGAGAGTGTCCGGCAGGTGCTGGCGTCCTCGTATATCGATAAGGACCGGTGCGCACAGGGGCTTTCTGCGTTGTGGGGCTATCAGAGAGAGTACGACGAGGAGCACCAGTGCTTTCGCACGCAGCCGCTGCATGACTGGACTTCTCACGGGGCGGACGCCATGAGATACGCGGCCGTCGGTTTTATCCGCACAGACACGGGGGCTATGGAGCCTCTGAGACAGGGGGGTAGGCTGTCGATATGCTGACAGACATACAGGACAAAATCAGGAAGATCATAATCCGGGAAAGCGCCTCCGCTATCGGGGCTCCGGGCGGGCGGCTTTCCGCTGACCGCGCGAAGCTCAAAAAACGCTATCTCGGCTACGGCTATGGCGTTGACGACGACCGCGAGAAGCGCCGTCTCTCCACCTACGTAGACCGTACCGTGATGGAGACGGTAGAGTGGGCCATGCCAGGACTGATGCGTGTCTTCGCAGGTGGGGACGAGATTATCCGTTTCGAGCCGCGCACGCCCGCTCAGGAGCAGGCCGCCGCTGACGCCACACTCTATGTAAATCAGGTGGTTTTTGGGCGCAGCATGTTCCGACTTATCCATGACACGCTCAAGGACGGTCTGTATCAGCGTGTGGGGTGGTGCCTCGCACACGCTCCGCGGGAAGAGCATCAGACGGTTGACCGCTTTGACGGCCTGTCGCCCGATGAGGCGCAGGCCCTGATTGCCGACACGGAAGCCCGTGGCGGCGTGGCTGAGGTGGAGCAGTACCCTGACCCGTCCGTACCGGGCGGTATGGCATGCGCCGTGACCGTGCGCACAAAGACGGTCACGCATGACGTGCGCCTTGACCCCGTACCCTCGGAAAATGTGCTTGTTTCGTCTGAGGCTGAGGACGTGGAGCATGCACGTTTCATTGCACACTGGGAAGTCAGGACGGCCACGCAGCTAATGCAGGAAGGGTACAGCCGGGCCGTGATTGAAGAACTTCCCGTTTACGGCTCCGATGATGATCCCGAAGAGAAGGTGATCGGGCAGGAAGTGAATACCTCCTCCAGCACAGAGGACGACACGGAAGCCGCGGAAAGCCGGCGCTATAAAGTATATGAGGCGTGGCTGGACGTTGATCTGAACGGCGACGGCATGGCGGAGAAGGCTAAGGTCGTATACGTAGGCGATGGCTCGGACACTAAGATCCTTTCCGTGGAAGAGTGGCCGCTGTACCGTGCGCCGCTTTTCGCGGCCTGCTCCGTGCCTATGCCGCATCAGGTGGTGGGGCTCTGCCTCGCTGACCTCGTGAGCGATGTGCAGGACCTGCGCACTGACCTTACCCGCTCCTATCTGGACGCGCTGAGCTTTTCCAACGCCGGTGAACTTGTGGCCGACTACGGCCCAAACCAAACCGGGTGGATAGACATAGACTCTCTTCTCTCCCGTGGGCCGGGCGCTGTGCACCGTGTGCGTGGCGGCGCCTCCATATCTCCGCTCCCCGTGGCTACGTCCGCGTCTGAGGCTGTGCAGGGCCTCCAGCTGACGGATCAGCTTGTGGAGCGGCGATCCGGCGTCACGTCCCGCACACAAAGCCTTGACGCTGATACCCTCCAGAACACGGCCACGGGCGCCTCTATCATGGAAGAGGCCATCAATCAGCGGCTGGAGATGATAGCGCGCGTCTACGCTGAAATGTTCTTTAAGCCTCTTGGCCGGTACGTGCTGAATCTCCTGCACCGTTACCACGACAAAGCCGTGCAGGTGCGTCTTAAGGGCCGCTTCATGGACTTTGACCCGCGGAAATGGGACCCGGATATGGATATATCTGTAGCCGTGGGGCTTGGCACGGGAAGCAGGCAGAAAATGCTTGCCTCGTACCAGCAGATACTCCAGGTGCAGCAGGCCTTTATCGCTCAGCTCGGCGCAAACTCGCCTGTTCATCTCAGCAATATCATCTACACCTGCCATAAAATGGTAGAGGCGGCCGGTCTGGAAGCACCGGAGCGGTTCTTCGGCACGGAAGAAGACGCGAAACGGGCTGAACAGCTTATCCTCCAGCAAAAACAGGCCGGGCAGGGTATGGACCCGCTTACGGCGGCAAAAGTCCAGGTGGAAAAGGTCAAAGCGCAAACCGCGCTCCAGAAAGCCCAGCTCGACATGCAGATCAAGCAGGCACAAGCACAGAATGACGCTTCCGGCAAGGCTGCAAAAGCACAGACGGACGCCTCCGTGCAGGCGGCGAAAGTCCAGGCTAACGCGGCCCTGAAAGCGCAGGAAATGAAGCTGGAAAAACAGCTCGACTACGCCCGCCTTATGCAGGGGCAAAGAGGCCCCGGGCTTACCGACATTAAGGAGGAGTCTGTATGACGGTCACACAGAAAGACAGAGAGAACGCGGAAATGGCGTATCGCATTCTTACGAGCCCCGTTTTTATCGGGGCCATGAAAAAGGTGGAGCACGGCATATGTTCCCGCTGGAAGGGTGAGCAGTCCACCAAAGAGCGTGAAGCCCTGTGGCGTGACCTGCAGGCGCTCCACAGGGTGCAGGCCTGCCTTCTTCAAACGCTTGAGGATGTAGCCTTTTCCACAAAAGACAACGTGTTCCTCAATATGTTGAATAAAATCAGAAAATTATGTAGAGGTTAGCTATGCCGGAAGAAGAAAAGAATATCCCTACCACCGGAGCCGAAGAATCCCCCGCGCTGGATAGCGTAGATGACATTGCTTCCGCTCTGGAGCAGGATAACGGCGGCGATACAGCCACCGGAGAAGACGGGCAGGCCCCTGAGAATGGGGAACAGGCGTCCGCAGGTGAAGAACAACATCCTGAAGGTACTGAAGAACAGGCCGGGAATCAGGATGAAGGGGCAGACAATCAGCAGGCTGAACCGGCTGAGGTCCCCATGCCGGAAGGCTTCAGCGCTGATACCTGGGGCAAACTTGCCCCCGATGCCCGCTCGGCCGTGCATGCCATGGCGGAAGCCCATGCACAGGCCATAGCGCAGGAGCGGCAGACCGTCCTTAATGAGCGCGCGGACCGCGACAACCAGATCAACGCCGCGGCAAACCTGCTCGGGCAGGCAAACCAGCTCATAGAGGCAATCGTCAATGCTGAGTACTCCGGCGTTGACTGGCAGGCCCTGAGCGAACAGAACCCGTCGGAGTACATCAGAATGGCGCGGGAAGCACAGAAGAGGACGGACGCTGTGCAGGCGCTCGGCGCCCGTATCAGGCAGACAGCGCAGGCCATAGCCGCCAAACGCGCGCAGGAATATCAGCAGAGCCTCACCGCTGAGTATCAGACCGTTGAGCCAAAAATCCGTGCCCTTATCGGGGACGGCTATGATGGCAAGACGTATACGGCTGAGGTCTACCAGTACATGAAGGACGCGGGAGTGCCGGACAAGGCTATCAACGGCCTTTCCAAGGGGTATGAGCTGGAGCTTGTCACTAAGGCAATGCTCTACGACAAAATGGCCAAAGCCCGCGCTACGGCGGCACAGAAGGTAGCGGAAGCACCCAAGGTGCAGGCTCCCTCCGGAGTGAGGGACGACACCGCTTCTGTCCAGAAACAGGCCTTCGCTCATTTTCACAAAAACCCAAACAGTACAGATGCACTTGCGGCCGCTCTCGCGGCTATGGACTAATAGGAGGATTATATGGCTACAGTGAGCGGACAGATTAAGGATGCCAACGTTAACGGCAAACCCAGAGACCTTTCCAAACTGATTTTTGACGTGTCCCCTACGGACACCCCCTTCCTTACTATGTGCGGGCGCACTACCGCGTCCCAGACACTACATGAATGGCAGACGGACGCCCTGACAGCTCCCGGCGCCAACGCACAGAAAGAAGGTATTGACGTTACCACTTTTGCCGGCTCCAACACGACGGAGCTTAGCAATAAGACCCAGATTCTGATGAAGGCCGTAAGCGTGTCCGGCACTGCACAGGCCGTTGTGCAGAACGGCGTGAGCGGGCAGTACACTCACCAGATGGCCCTTAGGATGAAAGAGATTAAAAAGGATCTGGAATTCGCTCTGCTGAGCAATCAGCTTTCCGCCGGAGAGAGCACAAGTGGCAGGGTGATGACGGGCCTTCCCTGCTGGCTTACCACCAACTTTGCGGGCGGCGCTTCCGGCACGGCCGCTACTTCTTCCTCTGCCTGCACGGCCGGTACGGCCCGTGTGCCGACTGAGGCCCTGCTGAAGGCTCTGCTTACCAGCATTTATAATTCTGGTGGAAATCCCAAAACTATTATGATGGCACCTGACATCAGGGTTAAAATGTCTGAGGTGCTGACCGGCGGAAGCACCAAGATGGAAAAGGCGGAAATGAAAAAGGCTACGGCCGTTATCGACGTCTACGTTTCCGATTTTGGCGCCCTGAAGCTCGTGCCGAACAGGGTTCAGGCCTATGTGACTTACTCCAAGGGCTGCGCTTTCGTTCTCGACCCTGAGTACTGGAAGGTGGCCTTCCTGCGCCCGTTCCAGGAACAGCGCCTCGCCGTAACCGGCGATTCCGAAAAGGGCTTTATCGTGGCTGAAGCTACGCTTGAGGCACGCAACGAAGCCTCTTCCGGCGTCCTTGCTGACCTGAAGGCCGCCTAGCTTTTGCGGGGCCTGCCTTCGGGCGGGCCCTTTCTGGAGGATACATGAGCGTCAATCTTCAGCAGGGGAAAGCCGGGCAGATCCTTGAACACCGCGATGACGGCGTGACGGATTATGTGACAGAAGACTTCCGCCTTTTCCGTGAGCAGGACGTCACGGACATTCTGCGGCTGAATAAGGCCGCCCGTGACCGTGACCGGTTTCAGGGGTTCAGGATCGCGCCTACGTTCCGCAAGGTGGCAAGCATCCCCGTGGCCGCCGTGGACATTGCCAGGGCACAGGGGCTCGACATTCTCAATAATCCCGATGACATGCGGAAGTTCCTGAATGACCCGATGAACCGGGCGTTCCGCACCACAAATGAGGTGGTGTAATGGCTGACCTCACGACTTATGAGGGTCTGAAAGCGGCTATAGCTGACTACCTGGGGCGGGAAGATCTCACGGAGCGTATCCCTGTTTTTATCCGTATGTGGGAGCAGCGCGGCAACAGGACCCTGCGCCTGCGCGCTATGGAGCACAGGGCGCACGCCTCCCTGCCTAAGGGGCAGGGGCAGATGCCGCTTCCGATGAAACGCATTGCCGGACAGTGGGACGTCTTTCTTGAAATGCGGGATATTGTCTGGACGCCTTCAGACGGAAACGGAAGCGTCAATCTGTGGTACGCTTCCCCGGATGAGTATGCCGTGCTTCTGGAGCGGACGGGAAAGCCTTACAGCTTCACCATTGAAGCCAATGACCTTTTCCTGCTGCCTACGCCTGATGAGGCGGGGAAACTCCAGCTGACCTACTACGCAGAGATACCGCCTCTCGGGGACGAACAGCCTGACAATGAGATCCTTCTGAGGCACCCTGACCTGTATCTCTACGGCTCCCTCGTGGAGTCGGCGGTCTTCACCAGAGGGAGCGTCCCGCTCGACATGTGGGCGCAGTACTATCGGCAGGCGGTAGCGGACATCAGCCAGCAGGAAACGCAGGCGAGATACCCGAAGAACATCAGCATGCGGCCCATGAGGAGGATTTAGATGAGCCTTACAAATTATGGCGAAACCTACGTGCTCGGCTTGGTTAAGGCCGCGAAAACCTACTACCTCGGCGTACTGACGGCCCAGCCTTCAGACAGTTCAGCCGGAACGGAAGTGTCCGGTGGAGCGTATGCCAGGCAGGCGATCACGTTTGCGTCGCCGGTATCCGGCGATCCTTCCAGCATGACCAATGCCGCCGCAATAGAATTTCCCACAGCTACGGCAGGATGGGGAACCGTGGTCGCGTGGGGCGTGTATGACGCCGCTACGGGCGGAAACCTCGTGTGGTACGGCGCCCTGTCCACGGCTAAAGAGCTGTCCGCGAACGATACAATTATTGTCCACGCCGGCGACCTGAAACTTACTCTTGACTAATGCGCGACTTCACCCTCGAAGACTTTGACCGCCATTTCGGCGCCGACATAGACGGCATGGGGACCGTCTCTCTGGATGCCCCCTATATCGCCGGAGATGACGCTGTATTCAATGCCGTGTCGGGGGAAAATGAAAGGCTTGTCCGCGCAAGACGTTATAGCCCAACGGGCCATGCACAGACTGACGGCACGTTCTTCACCCGCAGGGCATGGGTGCCGGGAGATGCCATTGTACCGTGCGCTATTCTGTCAGGCGGCGGCCTCACCTACAGGCGCGGGGCCGTGTACACGGCGGCGGCTGGTGCCGCAAGCGGCGAATCCTTCAGCTATATCAGAGTGCGTTTTTTTGCCTGCCCTGATGACTGGGGAACGGGGCAGCAGCTGCGCTTTACCTTCCGCGGCTGGGCATGGTCTCCGGAAGACCGCGTTACGGGTGTGTGGACTGAAGATGAGCGCCCCAACGGCGTATGGGTGCGCACCGGCACATTTTCGCAGCAGACGGGGGGGGTATTGAGTGAGTAATCAGGCTAAAAAGGTTCTCCTGCAATTCGGGGCATGGGAGCCGGACGATGTACTTCTCAATGGGCAGCAGGCGCCGGAAGCCCGCAATGTCATCCCGGGCAAGCGCGGCTACAGGTATATGCCGGGTGTGTCCCGCCTCTCTTTTCCCCAGCTGCCGGGCGGGCGGTGCCTCGCGGCCTGCACGCTCCGCGATGTCAACGGCGATCTGCTCACGCTCGCCGCTTCTTCCTCCGGCCCCGTGTACGCCCTGCAGGGCGGCGAATGGGTAGCCAAGCTCACAGACGAGACAGTAAGCACCAACCGCGTTTTCGCGAACTGGGGGCCGTCTCTATATATGCTCTACGGGACGAGCCTGTATAAATCCACCGTCTCGGGCGGGTTCGGTGATTTTTCCGCTGTCTCGGACGCGCCTACCGCCCAATGCATGGCGATTGTGAAGGAGTTCCTTGTTCTCGGGGATCTGACTGGGAACAGGCAGCGTATCCGCTGGTCGGCTATGGATGACCCTGACACGTGGCCGGAGCCTGGCACGGATGACGCCGCAGCGAAGCAGTCAGACTACCAGCATTTCCCAGAGGGCGGCCGCGTTATGGCCGTCATGGGCGCCGTGGGGCAGACTGACGGAGTTGTATTCCTGGAGCGGAGCGTTCAGCGGATGACCTACGTTGGGCCGCCCTACATTTTCAATTTCCACCAGATAGACGCCGTGCGCGGCCTGCTCGCGCCCAAGAGCCCCGTTAATTTTGGCGGCGGGTGTATTTATCTGTCAGATGATGGCTGGTACATCACTGATGGGTCTTCCACTAAAGCCCTCGGGATTGAGCGCATCGATACGTGGTTCTTTTCGCAGGTTGAACATACGCGGATTCCCGAAATCACCGGCTGGCATGACCCCGTAAACCGTATCTGCATCTGGGCTTTCCCCTCCAAAGTGGCGGAAGCCGGCGTATTGGACAGAGTACTTATCTATTCCTACGACCTCGATAAGTGGTCATACGGCATTCTTTCCGTGCAGACGCTCTTCGGGGATTACGCCCGCGGCGAAACGCTCGATGACCTCGATAAGTACGGCACACTGGACGCGCTTCCCTTTGGTTCGCTGGACGTACCGGCATTCATGACAGGCCGTTCCCTGATGGGCTGTTTTGATTCCGAAGGATACATGGGCGTTCTAAACGGGAAGCCGCTAGAGGCTGTCATAGAGACGCAGGAAATAGGCGGAGACCGTATGATGGTTCACGGCCTGCGTCCGCTTGTGGACCGCGGGGACGCAAAAGCGCTCCCCATATACAGGACGAGACAGCAGGAACAGCCGAAATACGGGCCGCTCCGCTCACAGAGCAGGGACGGCGTATGCTACCAGCATATCAGCACGAACTATCTGTCAGCCCGTGTCGTGATACCTGGCGGCGGTACGGCATGGCGTGACGCTCACGGGGTAGAGGCCCTGATTGAGCCTGAAGGGGGTATGTAATGGCGCGGCAGGTCGCGATTTATCCCAAGGCGACGCCCGAACAGATGACGGCTTTAGCCCTCGCGGTGAACGGCGCTATCGCGGGCGAAACACTGAATACAGGAATGTTTCAGGCCGCAGCGGGAAAGAAGACTGTGCAGGATCCGCGGTGCCGCGCTGGGCGTGTGGCAATGCTCGTCCCGCTCAACGAGGACGCGGCGGAGATGACATGGTACCTTTCGGCTATGACGAAGGGGTCAATGAGTTTCACAATCGCAGGGACGGGAGTCGGTCTCTGGGCATGGCTGATTTTCGGAAGCTAGAGGAGAAGAAATATGATGACGCAATATAACAATCCCTTTCTCAGGCAAAACGGCCTCCAGCAGGGGCAGATAGGCGCGGCCACCACGGGACAGTATTCCCGCCCCGCGGGAACGGTTACGCCTCCGGTTACTCAGCAGGGCGGCGGCGCCGGATTTCAGCAGATGCAGGCGCCCGGTATGGCCACGCAGCAGGGCAGCGGCCTGAACGGCGTTATGAGCACTGTGGGGAGTATAGGCGGCCTTCTTGGCATGATGAATGGAAACGGCAGGCTCACTTCCGGTCAAAGTCAGGTGCTTGGCAACGCCGGTATGGGCGGCGCTGTTGGTTCTCTCTTCGGCCCCACGGGCGCCGCTGTAGGCGCCGGCATGGGCGCGCTTAACGGTCTTCTTGGAGGGTTGTTCTAATGGCAGGCTCCGGTTTTTCCAGAAACAACACGCCGCAGTACGGCGGCCTTTACAAGACGCCCGCCGGCAAAACTACCGCGGCCGCAGGCGCTGGCGGCGCTATCCCCCGCGTACAGGCTCCGGCCGTATCCGTCCCCAATGACCCGCCCGTTGATCTTGCCGGCCTCGGGGGGCTCCTCTATTTCATGGGGCAGGGGGCGCCGGCGTATATGAGTGTGAGCGTTCCCGACCCACAGTATCAGCGGCAGGGGACGGCACAGCAGGCCACTGAAGGCGCTGCGCAGATGACGCCGGAAGATAAGGCGGCCATGGAGCGATCCGGCCTTCGTCCTGAATACGGGCTCCACCTGAACAGGACGTTGTACATGCCTTACACGGGGGAAGCTGTGCCGCCCGGCACAAACCCCACGTACTATGATCGTAACGGGGACACGATGCCCGGTCCTGATGCCGGATGGCTTGAGCGGGCAAAATACAATCTCGGGAAGTGGTTCTAATGGGGCTTAGGTACACATTTATTGATGACATGAGCAATCGGGGGCTTGCCTGCTTCTGGAAGCTGGCTACAGACAGCGGCAGGCTCCCGCAGTTCTTCTATGACCGGCCTAATGTTTCTCTGCCGGACTTCATCCGCTGGTGCCGGAACGGCAGCAATCTGCCGTACTTCATCAGCCTTGGCGATGAAATGCTCGCGATGTGCGCGTTAAACAGCCTGCACGGGAAAACAGCATGGGGGCACTTTTGCGTCCTCCCCTGCGGAGTGAGACGCTACGAGGGAATGCCGCTCCAGATCGCTGTGTGTGTAGGAATGCTCGCCCAATGGCTCTATGCCAGGGACGGCGACGCCTACGCTCTTGACCGTGTACTCGGAAGCACGCCTGCAGCCAACCGTCCGGCCCTGAAAGCTGCCCACCTCATGGGCGGTCATGATGTGGCGGTTGTGCCCGGTTCGTGCTACATCTACAGCAGGCGTCAAAATATTGACGGTATAGTGACAGAGCATACAAGACTGACGGTTCCGGTGTCGGGGCTGGATTTATAAAACGGAGGTGTCACCATGGGAGGTGGCGGCGGCGGGAAAGGCGGTGGTGGAGAATCCACTACCACCAGCAGTGCGGCTCCTTGGGGGGCCCAAATCCCCTATCTTATCGGGGGCAAAAATTCTCAGGGTGTAGAGGTCAAAGGCGTCTTCCCCGAAGCGGCACGGCTTTATGAATCGGGCGGCCTCGCTGGGGAGTATTATCCCGGCCAGACGGTAGCCGATGAATCGGGGTACACGACTACCGCCCGCAACATGATTAACGCCCGCGCGACGGGCGGCGATGCGAATATAGATAACGCGGCGTCCAGTATGGCTAACATACTGAGCGGCTCGGCTATGGCGAATAATACGGGCCTGAACGCGCTTAACCAGTACGCGCAGTCCACGAACCCGTATATCGATAGCCTGTACAGCCATGCGGCTGACAAGGCGAACGCCACAATCAACGGCAATTTCTCTCAGGCTGGAAGGTTCGGTAGCGGAGCGCAGGCGAACGCCATTGCGGACGCTGACCAGAACCTGGCTAACGGGATGTACAGTAACGCGTACAATCAGGCCGTGAGCGCGGCTGGCAACGCCGCTAACGCCTACAATCAGGGCGTGAACTCCCAGATTGCCGCGGCAAGCCCCGCGCAGGCCCTGAGCAATCAGGCCTATACGGACGCCTCGCAGCTCGCTCAGGCCGGCTCTTCCCTCGACGACTACAACCAGAGCAGAGTTGACGCTGACGTTGACCGCTGGAACTACAATCAGCAGAAAGACATGCTCGCGTTGCAGAACTATCTTAATTTGGTCGGCGGCTCCTATGGCGGTCAGGGCGAAAGCACGACCGAAACAGACAGCGGCGGCGGCAAGGGAGGCGGAAAGTAATGTACCCGTATGACAACAACGGGCAAGCTACAGGCGGGCTTCTCGGAATGTGGGGCGGGCAGCCCGCCCCCAAAAATATGTCCATGGCTGACGTGGTTTCTGGAAACCCCGGCTTCCTTGCCGGCGTGACGGCCCTTTCCATGCTCGCCAACAACAACGGCAGGCGCTCTTTCGGCCAGCTCCTCGGACGTGGCGGGCTGGATGCCTTAGGCGCGCTCGGCAACGCCGGTATGTACGGCCTCCAGCGTGACCGTATGGCCACGCAGGACGCTTTAGCCCGCGCCCAGTGGGAAGCGTCCAGAGCAGACAGAGGCCTTGCCAACGCAATATCTCTCGGGCAGTTCCAGCTTGCCCAGCAGAAACTCGGGCTGGCTCAACAGCAGATGCAGAGAGACGCCGCTGAACGCAATCTGTATTACGGCCTGATGGGGATTAATCCGTACAGCGCGCCCGGGTTCACCGGGAATGGACAGGGAGATATGGATCCCCTAAAAATGCCCCGTATTCCCGATGCTCCGGCTATGCCTGCGGGAACGCTTCCGCCTAAAAGCCAGCGCCCCGCGGGCCCTGACGGCGCGCCGCTCGACAAAGCGGCCATGACGAACAACCCCGGGAACGTGGGCAATTTCGGCGACCAGATAAGAGTTTACCCGAACATGCTTGAAGGTCTGAAGGGCATGCGCGCTAACCTTCTTTCTCCCGCCTACGCTAAAAATCCGACTGTAGCCGCTATCATATCCCGGTGGAGCCCCTCCAACGAGAACGACACAAGCGCGCTTATCAAAGATACGGCGGCCATGATGGGCGTTGACCCCAACCAGCCGCTTGATCTCAATGATCCGCAGACGATGAAACGCCTGATGATGTCGCTTACCGTGAACGAAGGTTCGTACAAATATGTTCCGGCAGATGAATTCGACATGGCCGTTGGGCTGAAACCCGTTCCGGCCGGCTACAGGTCTGTAGACTACCGCGGAAATCAGCAGGCGCAGAACGGGGCACCGTACAGCGGCGGAACGGGCGGCGTCTCTCCTAATTTCATGGCGGCTGCGTCTTTACCCGGAGATTATGGCGCGGCGGCCGGGCGTGTTGCCGGCCTCCAGCAACAGCAGGAAAAGAACGATCTCGACAGAAAAAAATTCGATTTTGAGCGGGAAAAGGCAAGCCCGGGCTACCTGTTCAACCAAAAGCTGGCGGAGAAAAGCGCTGATTATTATGACAGTCTCAATGAGGACGCGGCCGCGAAAGACGAAATGATAACAAATGTTGAAACGCTAAAATCTTTAATTGCGAATCTGAAATCCGGCCCGTTGCAGGATAAAATAGACCTGGCTAACCAGTTCCTGCATAAGATAGGGCTCTCGGGGAACCTTATCGGCGCAAACGATGTACGGGATGCGGACGCCCTCCAATACCTGATTAATAAGAACGTATTCAACGTTCTTCTAGAGCAGAAAGGCGCTGCATCAGATAAAGATTCTGATAACGCCCGAAAAACGTTTGTCAGACTTGAGAATTCCCCTGAAGGCGCTAATTGGATAGCGCAGTATATGTTTAACATCGCTACCCTCGGGAAAGAAAAAGATATGTTCCTGATTGATCAAATGCGCAAAAATGGCGGTGATCGGTACGCGGCTATGCGGGCGTGGGATAAGTATAAAAAGACACTCCCTTCCGTAGTTCCCCCCGCTCCGGAGCGTGTAACCAGAACTAGCGCCTCTGCCTCCGCCACCTCTCCTTCCGGCGGCCGCCACTACCGCTACGACCCCGCAACAGGGAACCTCGTGGAGAAATAAATGACGACTGTTGACCTCCCCAACGGAGACACAATTCAGTTCCCCGATGACACGCCGAACGATATTATAACGAAAGTCGTAAAACAGCACGTGGGGGCTTACGGCTCTGCCGCCCAACAGCCCGCAACAGGGCTGAAACGGTCTGCCGGGCTGGCCGCCCGCACGGGCATTGAGGGCCTGTTAGGTGGCGTCACGGGCCTGCCTAACTACATTGCCAACCTCGGGAGCGGCCTCCTTACGGGCAACTACAACCGGTTCCGTAACCCGGGCGTGGATATTGCAAACGCTATCGGTCTGCCCACCCCCGAAAGTAACGAAGAGAAAATGGCCCATGCGGCGGGCTCTGGAGCAATTGAAATGGGTGCGCCTGCTGGCATGCTCAACAGCGCCTTTAAGGCGGGCAAAGCCCTGTCCCAAGCGGCGCCCGCTCTTTCCCGCCTCCTGACGGACGCTCCACGCATGCAGATGACAAGCGGCGCCGGCGCGGGCGCGGCCGCTGAACTCGCGAACCAGAATAACAGTACCCCCGGTATGAGAGCTTTTACCGGTATGGCAGGTGGGTTTCTCCCCGCGTTCGCCGCTCCGGCTGGGCGTCTCGGCGCGGTTACACTGGCGAAGTCTCTCGGGGATATGCGGGACATCGCACGCTCCTTCTCGGCAGGCGGAAGGCGTCAGCTCGCCGGACGCGTGCTCAACGAAGCGGCGGGCTCTGCTGCCGAACGCATCGCCAATATGGACAATGCCGCTCTCGCTCCGCTCGTGGAAGGGAGTGAACCTACCCTTGGGCAGGTGGCGGACAATGGCGGTATCTCTTCTCTGGAAAAGATCGCCGAAAGCCGCGGTGTAAACTCCGGGAAGTTCGCCGATCGCCGGGTGTCTCAGCGTGAGGCCCAACAGGCCCTCACAAACAGTGTAGGCGATGCGGCCGCGGCCCGTCTGGATGCTGACAGACAGGCGCTTGCAAACAAAATGCCCGCGGGCATGGGTGCCAGTGAGGCAGGCCCGATACTGCGTGAACACTATGACCAGAATTACCGCGCGGCGCGGGATTCCGTGAACCGCAATTACCAGTCCGTTGACCCTGAAGGAACGGCGCGTTTCGTTCTCGGACCTCTGCTTGATAAATTTAACGCTTCGCTTGGGACGTCTCCCATTGAGCGGGACCTTATGCCTGCGCAGGCTAAAAACTTCTACAACACAGTCGGCGCTTACGCCAAAACCGGCACACCCGCCACGTGGCGGGACCTTCAGGCGATGCGCTCTGAATTAGGCGACATTGGCTATCAGTCTTCCGTGTCCGGCGACCGGAAGACGGGCCGGATTGCTGACGCGATGAAGCATAACATCGATGATTATATCAATACCGCGTCCGGTCTTACCCCTGAGGGGGTACAAAACCTCCGGGTGGCGCGTATGAGCCGCCGCGCCCTTGGTGAAAACTTCGAGCAGGGGGCTAATCTCCCTCTGTCCCGCAAAGGCAGTAAGCTGTACGGCGGCGCAATCGACAGTTCCGCAATCCCCGGTAATTATTTCCGGAAAGGGCCTGCTGGCGGTGAAGCTATGGATGCTTTTAGCCGGGCATTCTCCAATGACCCAGAAGCTAGGGACGCTATTACCGGCTACGCACAAAACGTTGCCCGTAACGCCGCAATCGACAAAAACGGGAACCTTAACCCGTATAACCTTGCCCGTTTCCGTTCAAACTATGAAGACGCCCTCCGGTATATGCCGGAAGTGAACAATGACCTCCAGACGCTTGAGGCTTCCGGACGCGGACTGAATGACCGCGAGGCCGTATTCAAACAAACACTGCGTAAAAGCGGTGACAACTACGCCCTCCAGAGAGGCGTTGACCTCGGGGCACCAGAACGAAACCCTTACGAGAACGGGGGCGGTACCTTCACGCCTGAAGAGTATGACAGCCTCCGCTCCCTGCAGGCTGACCAGGAACGCCTCTCCCGCAATGAGCGGCTGGGCGCTACGTCCGGCTCCCCCACAGCCAGAAACCTGTATGGCCGTGACCGGCTCGGCAGCACCATCACTCCTACCTTTTCCAGAGTCCCGCTTTTCGGACCGTCTCTTGACCGCATGCTGGAAGGGCTCAACACGCAGGTTTTTGACGAGGTCGAGAGCGGCCTGCTCTCGCCTATGTACGGCACCAGCCTCATGCGTGGAGCTGCTCCGCAGCGGGTGGGCTACCCGGACTGGGCACCGTACCTCCGCAGTGTGAGGGATAATGCCGCAAGGGCTTCCGCCGGCGGCGGTCTTCTCGGATACATGCGGCAGGATAAAAAGAAGAAAAAGGAGAAGTAGATGCCCATAGCAGACTACAGCACCACAGCAGACAACAACACCTCCATTAGCGGCATTAATGTTGCTGAGGGGTGCCTGCCCTCCAATGTCAATAACGCGATTAGGCAGCTGATGGCGGATATTGCGCAGGAGCACGCCGATGTAGCGGCGAAAGTCGAATCAGCGCTTAAACAGATAACCGACGTTTCCGGGGCCCTCGACAAACACAAGGTTCCCAAGGGCACGATCGCGCTCTGGAGCGGCACAACGGCGGATATTCCCACTGGGTGGGCCCTCTGCAACGGACAGGGCGGCACAAAAGACCTGCGCAATCGTTTTGTTGTTGGCGCGGGAGGCGGTTATAAAACCGACGACACCGGCGGCAACGCAAGCGTTACGCCTTCTGGCTCAATATCTGTGTCCGTAGGCTCTCATGTCCTGTCATGGAATGAGATGCCGTCACATAACCACTGGGTCAGCCGGCAGGGTGCCCATGGCGGCTCGTGGTACAATGGCAGTGGGTGGCTGACAACAATCAGCAGTCACGATTGGGGCAACTACAACGTATACAGTTCCAATTCAGGGTCATCATGGGGGCACAACCACAGTGCTTGGGGGACGTACACAGGCAGCAGCTTCGATAACCGGCCTCCTTTTTACGCGCTCTGTTTTATCCAGAAGGTGGTGTAAATGAAATTCGTGTTTGTTGCAGGAATTCCCGCCTCGGGCAAGTCAACGTACTGCGGAGGCCGGGATGCGGCGGTTTTTTCGTTCGATTCCTGGCTATCCCGTCACTATGGAGAGGCTGACGTGGAGAAGGCCGGATGGATGTTCATCACAGACCCGCAAGGGCTTGATGAGTATCTTGACGCTGTAGCCAAAGCCTGGAAATGCATAGCAGACTTTGATTTTTATCTTGACGACGGCGCCGTAGATAAAGAACGCCGCAAGGCTATAGTCGCGGGCCTGAAAGAGCGGGGCATTGACCATATCCATTGCGTCTACCTGCTCTGTCCTATGTACGAAGCCGCCGAGCGCAACATTTCCAGAAAGTGGCCTATCAGCAGGGATAATTTCTATCAGGCATGCACGCGGCAGGAGTACCCGACAGAGGATGAGGGGTTCGATTCTGTTAAATTTGTAGTCACTGGGGGAAAAAGTGAAAATCACGGTCGTTATTCCCGATAAAACTGTAGTAGTGGACGGCGTAGGGTATACCGTTGCCATGCCTAGCGTGGCTGAAGCGGAAGCCTTTTATTCTATCGTCTGGGACGGAGAAAAGGGTGAAGCCGACAGGGACGACGGCACTGAGCCGGTTAAGCTGACACGGGAGGATTACGGGCGTTTCGTGTACCCGTACTATCTGGCTTGGCAGAATGCCAAAGCCGCCGCCGATAAAGAAGCCGAGATTGCTAAAGAGGCGGCTTGGGCGATGTATAATTCTCCCGAAGCACTCTGGCACAGATTACGGAAGGAACGCAACAAACGCCTTGCAGAGACGGATTACGTTTTTGCGCCTGATTACCCGGCGCTTACCTCTGAGAGCTTGGACGCAGTGAAGAGTTATCGGCAGGCGCTTCGGGATCTGCCTTCCCATCCCGGCGCACCGTGGACGGATGAGACTGTACCGTGGCCGGATAAGCCCGCCGTTGCGAAGGAGGGCTAAAGCATGCCTGTTCAGGATTGGTCGGCAACCGCCGATGAAAACACGTCCATTGACGGAATTAACATTGCCGAGCACTGCCCGGCAAAAAATATGAATGACGCGCTAAGGGCGGTCATGGCTTCTGTCAAAGAGAACGACGCCTCAGTAGTGCACACTGCGGGCGACGAAACCATTACCGGCGCTAAGACATTTACTGAAAAACTGTTTCTGGCACCTAAAGAAGACGACCGATGGTTGCAGACATATATCTACGGTGCGGAGAACGCTCTTAGTCTCAAAATTCAGAACCGGACAATAGATTCGATAACTGACTCTACTGGTTATCCAGCAAGAAGTTCCATTACATTACAAGGGGATGACTCTGGTCAGGGCCGTTTTTCTCTCTTGGCGCAGAGCAAATATGATACTACTAATAAAAGATACTATCAGTATACGCTGTCAGGTACATCTGATGGAGGGTTAACATGGACTGGCGGGAATTATTCCTCTTTAGGGGAAATAGAGATTGTCGATTCATCGAATTTTTCAAGTGATATAGAATATATTCGTTATTCTAGTGGCCTGCAAATATGTTGGGGGTATGTGAACCTTAATGGCCCGATTACAGCCACAAATAAACGGGTGACTTTCCCGGTCGCGTTCATTACAAAACCAGCCATTCTGACAACGTACAATGCCAACGCAGGGAATACACCTATAGGCATTGGATGGGAGAGCCCAACCGCATTCTCAATAGGCACGGTGAATAGCGCCGGCAGTACCAGTATTACATCATGGATTGCTATCGGGCCTTGGAAATAGGAGATATGTATGACTTTTGAACCTTCACAGATTTTTGTCGGCGAATATCCCCCGGAAGCTGCCGAATGGTGCAACAATAGCGGCATATACCATATCGAAGAAATCGCCCCTGATAACAGTCAGAGGCGTTTTCAGATTGTTGAGAACCCTCAACCTACTCCTGAAGAACTAGCTGAGCAGGAGAGGCTTCATAAACAGGCCGAGGCAGAGGCGGCCCGAGTGCCCGACCTTGAGGCCGCTGTGGCGGAACTGGGCATTACGACCTCCTCCGACAAAGACGAGTCGGACGAAGCTGCCCTTGACCTCGCCGCCTACGCGGCTGAACTTGAACAGCGTATTGCGAAACTGGAGGCAAAAAATGGCTAAAATTTACTACAGAATGATTAAGACCGGACGCATGACCATTGACGAGGTTCCCACCCGCTGGAGAGCAGCTGTGCAGACCCTTCTCGACGCGGACGAATAACCCCAAAGGAAAGGCCTATAAAGGAGGATACGATAGAATACATTTTAACAATACTCACAGTAGCATTTATAACGCCGGCGGAGGTACCGCACACAACAACATGCCGCCTTATGTGTCGGTTTATGCTTGGAAGAGGATTTCATAATGTCACACACGATAAAACTTCGCATGGATACGGCGAAATTAAATAAAGGAGTAATATTATGCTGAGAAGTCTTCTCCTTCTTGTTATGGTTTTGGCTTTTCCACATTTGCCCAGTGCTGTTGCGGCGACTCCTTCTTATACGTGCCCTGTTTGTTCTGACGGGCCTCTGCATTGCCAGCGTACAATGCCTGATGAATCCACTGGACAGCATCCATTGGAATATGCGAGGAAGAGTATCTGGCGTTGCAAACGCTGTGGTTCACGGTTTATTCTTGTTACTCCTGCGGGGCGTCTGGCCAAGCTGGGCAAAAAGTAGCACGTGTGTCCACAGATATATTTCCTGCTGATCTTCCCTCCTGTATAGTGAGGCCACTACTACCATACAGGAGGATTATTTATGGCTGAATTCGCAAGCAAAGGCATAGCTGGAACAGGCCTTGGACTTGGCATTGCTGGTACGGCTTTGTCTCTTCTTAATGGTAACGGCGGGGGCCTTGGCGGCATTTTAGGTGGTAATAACTGCGCCAGTGTCATTGCTGAAAAGGATGCAAAGATAGCGGAACTGACTGCGCAGAAGTATTCTGACAATCAGGATGCAGTTTTGTATCAGGCCACAAGGGCTGAGAACAAAAACCTGCGGGACGAGGTCTTTGCCTATGTTACTCCTATTGCGCAGGAAGCCGCTTCCAATCGTGAGCGCGTGGCAGTCCTGGAAGCTAAGCAGGCTTGTGATGCTGAGGCAGCCGCTTTGCGGGAAAAACTTGTCAGGGCTGAGCTTGGGGCCAAAATAGATGGTGTGGCACAGACTTGCGGCTGTGGCATCTCTCAGCTTAATAATGCTGTTGCGGCCATCAATACTACTCTTGGGGCTATTACCCAGACAGTAATTCCCAAAAGTGCCATCTGTCCGGAAGTTATGAGCAGGTATAATTCCTGGACGGCGCCCACTGCAGCCGCTACAAATGAAGGCTAGCCATGTCCAGAATAACGGCGGAAAATCTTAGCCTGGCTGTTTGTACCTACATAGAGTCAGAGCTGATACCTCAAAGCAGCGGCTTGCAGAAAGTAGGATTGTACCTGGCTATGCCGGTTATACAGACAAAAGCTAAAGCATTGCTTGAACAGTTTACTCCTATCCTTGGCTTTCTTGACAGTCTGAATGCTGATGGTTCTGTTAAACCGGATGTTATTTTCGCCCGTATTAAAGACGCCGTACATAAGGCTGGTACTGTACCTGTATTAGGTATCATCTTTGATGAAAGCGATGTGGACAAACTACAGGCTATTGCATCGCAGTTTGTGCAGGAGTGATTATGGAGTACAAGGAATGGCGCATGAACGCTTCGGAAGAAACAGAGAAGCAGGCACTTAAGACTATAGATTATATTCTGAATAATGCTTCCTCCGAACGCTTGTATAGTCAGGAGCTTGACGACTTACTTGACTGCTGGCGTCTGCTGTGTCATATGCACCCCAATATGGCAATGAACAACAAATAGTTACCACATTAGGTAGTAGTGTCAGGGCTGATATTGTATCAGCCCTTTTTTGTTTTTAGGAGCGTTTACCCAATTTTTATAAAAATTTCCCGGCAGAAGCGCTTGACCTCTGCCGGGCTGTGCGGCGGCCTTTTCCGGCCTGCACCATAAGTTTGGTGCAGGATGTGTTGTAAGTCATTGAATTTTCACTAAATACGCGTTCCTGTCCCGGGACAGTATATTTAGCGCCTTATGCCCTGTTTTCAGTGGGTTAGCTTAAAAACCTGCACCATTCTGCACCAATCATGAGGGGAGAGCGGGCAAATCCTGCGCGGCTCTCTCCTGAGCCCCCGCCACTGCGTGAGTGTAGAAGGCCCCGGTGGTGGTGATGTTTTTGTGTCCGAGCTGCGCGGCGACGGCGGCTATATCAGCTCCCGCCTCCAGCATCAGGCTGGCAGCCATGTGCCGGACGGTGTACATGGGGAACCGGGCAACGCCGGCTTTTTGGCAGGCTATATGCCAAAAGTATTTTATCGTGGAGTACGGCTTTCCGTGCGGGGACGGGCAGACAGGTTCTTCCGGATTCCTTCCCTGAGCTTTCTGTTTGGCCTCGTCCAGCCACCAGCGCGGACAGAAAACAACCTTCTGCCGGCGTGTCTTTGGCATCCAGACAGACGCCCTGCCGTGCGCAAGGTCAATATCCCGCCATTTAAGGTTGATGACTTCCTTCCCCGGACGCAGGCACAGGGCAAGGCATGTGCGTATAGCCCACTGGAGCGCGGGAGCACACAAGGCGTATACTTTGCGGAAGTCGTCAAAACTTCCGCACCAATGGCTGTGTGGTCCCTCTGGCAGATGCCTGTACTTTTCCCACGGCACAGCTTCAAGGAAGTCTTCACTCGCACACCACCGCCATGCCGCAAGGAGTTTCTGCACGTGGCGATTAATTGAGTATGCCGAAAGATTCCATTCCTGCCGTAACACATCCCTGAAGTGTTCCAGGTCACGGCGTGTCAGACTGTCTACGTATCTTGAGGCCATACTGTCACCCATGCGCGACAGAACAAGCGCGTAGTAGCCTTCTGTGGTTCTGGCATGCTTCGTGCGCGACAGGAACAGAAGAATTGACTCCGCCACAGTGAGCCTGTTATTACTTCGCTCGTCATAGCTTTTTTCCTTTTGAAGGGCTTCCGCTTCCTCTCGGGTGCGGAAGCTCTTCTGTTTCCAGATATTGCCTTCCTTGAATTTGCAAACAAAACGGCCGTCGTTACGTTGATAAACGCTCACGGAGTTTTCCTTCCCGGATGAGGGCCGCCGCATCAGACGCACTTATCGTTTTTCTGCGCGAGGGTCTAGTAGTGCTGCTCACTTCCAGCAGGTCATCCATCTTCTTCTCCAGCTCGGCGATAGCCTTCCGGTGACGCTGGATGTCAAGCCGGATCTGCCGCAGAGTAGTCAGCTCGCTCACTTCTCCCATATGTCCTCCAGACCAGGGGCCTTCCTCGGGGAAGCGTGGCAGTGCCAGATGCGGGCCGCCTCTTCGGCCTCTGCCTGATGGTGAAGGTAGAGCCGATCCGAGGTGAGGCTGATGAGGTGCTTTGCCTTTATCCAGAGCTCGGGCCTCTTCTTCCATAAGCCTCCGTAATAGAGGGCGTCGGCGTAGGCCTCGTCACCTAAAAACCACATGACGCACCAAGAGCTATAGGCGTCATCCCTCGTCTGGCTATGATCGGCGTCATAGGCATCTATGGCGTCGGCGGCCGCCTCGCACGCGGCCTGCATGTCACGGCGCTCTCCGGCGGTGAGGGCTCCCACCTCCAGAAGTCCCTGTATCTCCATGAGGGCCTTCTGCGCCTCGATGAGGCGGGCCGGCTTCTTCTTCCAGTCTGGATATTTTTCCAGGGCGACCAGCGGGAAGCTCACGCCGATGCAGCAGTCGCGGTGGGCGATGGAGTTACCTGGGCATCTCATCGCGTCCTCCCTGCATCTTCATGGCCTCAGCTACGAGGGCTGATATGGCCGTCTCCATAGCCTTCCTTGTATCCATCCCCCCTTCGAGGATGGCCATCAGGGCGTGGGTGAAGTTTTGAGCTATCAGTCTGTAATCCATCCCTTCTGGTATGTACGTGAAGACTCTTCCCTCATCCATGGCTATGACAGCCCTCTGCCTTTTCTCGTCGTTGATGTAGGGCCATACGGCCCGCGCCAGCTCCTTCGCTGTCATGCCAGCACCTCCCCCATCCACTTCATCATCTCGTCCGTCGTCTTCTTCCACTTGCCCTCGTCGAGCCGGAGGCCGAGGAACTGACGGTAGAGGCTGTCCAGGAGGGTAACGGCGGTTTCGATGAGGAAAACTTTTTCCAGAAAGAGCGCATCCGGATCATCATCACGGTCGGACTTGTCAATCTTGGGTGTCTTCAGACCGTTGAGGGAAAAGTCAGCGGCCTTCACGGAAACATCGAACCCGAAGTCGTCCTTTGTGAGATGGATGAGGGCGCTGGTGACCTTCTTTCCGCGGCGGAGTCCGACACGGGCCTCCAGCAGAGACTCGCCCGGGACCCACGTCGCCATGGACGTTGTTTCCCGATCGGTCCCGCAAAAGCTGGTCACGGTCACGCGTTTTTCCATGGAAACCTGAAAGGGCTGGGCGTTGCCAGCGAGGAAAAAGGTGGAGACGACATCTGACCTGAACCAGAGCCAGGTAAGGAAATCCTGCCCCAGCATGCCGTTTGGGGATTCGTCGGGCGTGTCGGTACTATGGATTTTTTCCTCCGCGGCATCCCCGAGCATGGACAGAGCCAGCGCAGAGGGTGTCAGCTGCTCAATGTGCAGCTCGAAGGTGGCGAGAAAGCGCTGCACAAAGAGCTCAATCACCTTTTCCTGCGTGGAGGCGAACCAGATTTCGTTGTTCGCGGTGTTCCAGATGACGTTGAACTCGCTGGGAACGGGCAGAAAACGCCTGCGCAGGGAAATCTGCACCAGTTCCTTCAGCTCCTTGCGGCGTTCGCGGGAAATGAATTTCTTCCCGTTTTTTTCGTTTTCCGCCTTTTCCCGCTTCAGCGCGAGAACGAGATGCTTGCGGGCAACGCCCGCGGGAATGCGGCGGGTGTCAACACGCAGGGAGAAGGCAATGTAGGCGCCTTTCTGCGGCGGGCCTGCCTGCCAGGTGGTGTCCAGGTAGTCGTCAAAACTGACCCAGCCGTCGGCCTGGGACTCAGTTGTTTCGTCAATATCGAGGAAGGCGCCATTTTTGAGCAGCTGGGGAATTTCAGCCCAGAGCCCATCTGGCACGGGATCAATGACGCGGAAGCGCGTAAAGCTGCAGGATGAAGCGAGGAATCCCATTGTCTACTCCTTACTGAAGGACTGTTTCCGACGGGGAGTCGGCGGAGTCACAGTCCTCGAAGATGTGCAGCGCGGTGTTCCTGATGGCCAGGCGGTCTTCTTCGCGAATTCTCACGTTATACATATTCGCGAAATACAGGACGCAGATGAAAAGGAACCCGGCATACGCGGCTACATCATCTTTTCGCGTTTTCTGCATTTCCCATATGCCATCGAGGCAGTTGAAGGTGATCTCCTCTAAGGTGATGTCTTTACATACTTCTATCCTGTCGCCCTCTCCGCCCATGATGCAGAAGAAGGGCCCTTCCACGTTTTTCACGTAGTCTTCTATTTTTTTATGGATTTCCTCCATCACTTGCTCTCCTCGTCCTTACGGCAGAAGGCGGCGTTGGCCTTTGCGGCCGCAAGGGCCTCAAGCACGACGTCCTCGTCCTTGTCTGTGAGCTCTCTCTCCTGCTGGACAAAGTAGAGCAGCGTCCAGAGGATCCAGCGCATGGCGTCTCGGGGAGTCTTGTAGCTTCTCGTAAAGCGGTACGCCTTGCCGATGAGGGCCTCCAGAGAGCTCAGGAGAGTGGGATCATCTGGAGAAACTACTGTCTCCGTGCATCTTTCCTCGTGGTTCAAAAAATCTACGACTTCTTTAAAATTCATATTTTACCTCCGTAACTGGCGGGGCTCATCGCCCCGCCTTCATCTCACGTCCCTAGTCCCGGTTGTTTCCAAAATGGAAATAACCACTCGGCATGGGGTCCCTAATCCCACTGCGGGCATCCCTGCCGATGAGGGCAGTTCGGGCAGTCGAGAACGTCATCGACCATCTTGCCGCTATCCGGGCACTTAATCTTTTCCCCCGGGCCCTTGGCCTTGGCGGGCTGAGGCTCGGGCTCGGGCTTGGGTGCAGCCTTCTTGGCGGAAGTCTGCTCCGCTGCCTTCTCCGCGTGCTGTTCCGCGGGCTTTTCTTCAGCCTGTTCGGCCGTAGCCGGCTCTTCCTTCGCGGGCTCGTCGGCCTTCTTCTCCGCGGGCTGGGGCTCGTGCTCCAACATGGCGTTGATCGCATCCACAGTAGCCGCGGGAGTGGGCTTCTTCTCCTCCACGACTTCAGCGGTGGTTGTCTGGGCTTCTTCCGCGGCGAAGGCGTCGGCGACCTTGGTCACGGGGAGCCATGCAGAGAGACGCTTGATGGCCGTCTTAATGGCCATGGCTGCGTAGTGGTCCCGCCATGCAGGCGAGTTGCCGCGGTTCAGCGCCCGCGCCTGATCAATCTCCATCTTGGTGACGAGGCGGACAATGGGCTCTCCAGTCTTGAGCACCACGGCCGCGTAGGCCGCTATCACATCCTCGGGCTTGCCGGTGCGGGCCTCCGGATTGAGAAGGTCGATCTTATGGATGATTCGGGGAGATATGCCGCTCTCGTATTCAAAGAGTCCCTGCTCGACTTCCTGTCTGTACACCACATCCGCGTTGAAGGATGCTATAGCCCCGCTCCGGTACATCAGCTGCATGAGGCCCTTGTATCCAACCTGAAACTGGCATTCGCGGTTGTAGGGGATGAGGTAAGCCAAGCCCTGCGGGGTGTTCGGCTCCAGATTAAGCTGCGCGCAGGTCATCATGGCTCCGAGGATGGAGGCCGGTTCACACTGGGCGAGCTTCGGGGTCTGGCGCATAGCCGTGAGGCAGATTCTCGTAAAGCGCTCGGCTCTCTCCTGCCTCTGGGCCGGAGTGCTGCCTCCGATGGCGAGGGCGAACTGGGGCTTGGACCTCATGATGAGGTCGGGGAGGTTGTTGAAATTGTTTATCGTAGTCATACGTTTTTCTCCTTATTTTGAGGCCTGATAGTAGGCCCACTCCGGCAGATCCACTTCGTAGATGCCGGACGTGTAGGCCGGCCAGGAATCGTCTTCGCGGCAGTGGATAAGCGTCCTTGCGGCCCGCATGCACTGGTCATCACCGAGGGCCAGCGCGTCGGCCGTAAAGGACAGCGGCGTCACGAGGTATGGCGCCTGCTTGGACACAAAGAAGAAGATGAATGGCGCCTCGATCCCGCACGCCTTCAGGCCGCGGGTGTACCATGCGGCCTGCCGGTGATACCCGAAGTTGTACGCCTTGCGGGCAAGCTCCGACGGCTTCACCGTGTCGGCCGTGGTTTTGAGGTCAATTGCGACCCAGGTTCCATCGGGAAGTTGCGCAAGGCGGTCGACACGCGCCTTGCAGGGAAGGGGCTTGTCCTCGACGGTCTCTTCCCAGTAGAGGGACACTTCGCTTTTGCCGGGGAGAGCCAGAAGTTTTGACGTCGTCGGGCACGCGGTGAGGAGACTGTCGGACATGCTCTCGGCCTGGCTCCAGTCCTCTCCGGAGAAGGCCGTGATGCTTTTCTCTGCGAGGGCCTTGCGCTCCTCCTTGCCCGCCTTGGTGGTGCCGGGGTACTGGCAGACTGCGTACCGCTCGGCCACCTTGTCCGGCTCGAGGACCATGGCATGCACGAGGGAGCCGAGAAGGAAGGCCTTGCTGGGCGCCTCCTCCATGGTCTGATGAGCCTTGTAGAGCGCGGGACATTCCAGAAGGTAGCCGATGGAAGTGTTATTGAGAGCCTTTTCCGCGAAGTATTCCGCTGCCGGCTGATCATAGATAATCTTGGCCATGGCCGCCCCCTATACTCTGGAGAAGTCGATGCAGCCGACGACATTATCTTCGGCGTCGAGCACCACGCTCCAGGGGAAGATGAGATCTTCCCGCTCAGGTAATGCCTGAGCAAGCATCTTGGGCACGATATAAAACGTGTCCGTCTTCGGTTCCGGCAGGCCGGTGATCTCTTCGGCTGTCCAGCGGAATATCACGATCCCGTCCGCCACACCGGCGGCCTTATATGAGTACGTCGCTCTGGCTGGCTCCTTGGGTGCCGTGTACAGGCGCAGAGGCTCGGGGCGCTCTCCCGTATCCTCCTCCTCGCGGAGATAGAACCTTCCGTAATTCAGGATGCAGTCTGAGATGTTGTATATGTCCACGTCATGGGACGTAAGATTGATGATCATTTTTTTCTCCTTTGTTGGGGCCGGGCAGTCGTACCCGGCCCCTCGTGCCTATGTGCGGAGGAACCGCATGGATCCCCGCCCCGTGCCATGAGGCGGGAAAAGTGGTGAAGGGGCGGCCATGTAGAGAGAGGTAGTGGCCTGAGAGAGAGACTGTATCCTCTATGGCCGCCCCTGACGCCTCGCGGCGAAGGGCTGCGTCTGACCCTGCCGTGGTCCCGGGGTCCGGGAAATTTTTCAGCGATTCACCCAACCGCTCATAGGCTTTCTGGAAACATCTTCTGCCGGGATGAAATGTAAAAAACCATGCTTCGTTTTGGTGTAGAGGCGGCTATGCACGGATTCTATCTTCTTATTTTTGCGGGGGCCGGGCTATCTCTTCTCTCGTGACGGCTCCGGCCCCCACGTTCCCTTACGCGGCTTTCTCCGACCGCGTCCCAGCCCGGCCACTCCGGGGCGGGAAATTTAACTATTTCAATGCTTTTACCCTGATGATTTTTTTGCCAAATTTGCCGTATTCTTCGGCATCGTCCGGATAGCACACGATAGCGTCTATGTCGGCGATTAGACTTTGCGTGATGCCTTCTGAAAGGACGCTTGAGACTGGGCTAAATCCATAACCGTCAACCAATCTCCACACTTCTTTTTCTGCGGCACTGACAATGTCCTCAAGCGATTGCTCGCTAACGAACTCGCCTTTGTGACTTCCGATAAAACGGGTAAAGTCTTCGATGAGAATTTTTTTTGAAAAAAGATATTTCATTTTTTCCCCCTATTCTGTTCCCACGATAAACAGCATACCGCTAGTGACCATTACGCACGCCACCCACGCGGTAGCGGCGAAGGCGGTGGTTATCATCTCGATGATGCGTTCCCTGCGGGTCCTTCTGGCGCGCTGCTCCCTCTGCCAGGCGAAGGCCATGCGGCTCTCGCGGACAGTGCGGCTTTCAATGGCAGAGAGTAGGGCTGACGCATCGGAAAAACGTTCTGTGGAAGTGTACATTTACTGCCTCCTTATCCCGTCTTCGTGTCCCTCGTTCTTCGCACCTTACTGATAAGGCAGTGTGCGGCTATGCCGACTTACCTTACTTTTCAGGCCGTCCCTGCCGGACAGACGGGGCCTTTGGTGGGAATCGCCTCTGCTTACTCGGTGCCTCGGGAGGTTCCTTTCTGCGGCTCTTTCTCCCCGCTGGCAAAGAAAAAATAGGCTATTTCAGCCTATATGTAAAGCAAAAAATAGGCTTTAAAAGCCTATTTTTGAGAAAATTCTATATTTAGAGCAAAAAAAAGCCCCTCCGAAGAGGGGCAAAAATTTTTGGGCTAGGGAGAAAGAGCTACAGTAAACGAAACGACGAGATTATGAAGGCCCTGTCGGAGAAACACACGACGACCGGAGCACACGGACGCCTCCGGGCCAACGTGGGAGATTCATACTTATCATTAAGAAGCTATTCATAGACTAATCCTTTTCTTTATTGAATATGATTATTCTACAGTGTTTTTTTGTGGACATCATAAGTCCGTTTCTAGCTATTTTGTTTTTTGAATCTGATGACAGCGGCGCGTCTTTGCCTTTAGGCGGACGCCCTGGTACTCCCCTTATGTTTTTGCCGTCACCTACAATATCTAAGGCGACAGCAATCCCGCACACATCAGCAAGAGACACGCCTAGAGCTTTTGCCATTTCGTAGGCATCAGCAAGAGATAACGCCTGACGTCCGCCCCTAACCTTGCGCCACCTTCCAATTGGATCTTTAAAGTCAACACTCCAAGCGGCCTTGGCTAAATCAGAAGCGTTTAACCTCTGCTTTGTCGCCAAGGCAACCAGCGCCTCCACGAAAGCTTTTTGAAAGTCTATTCCATTCATAAATACCACCTTACTTGTAGGGCGACTTAAAAAAAATTGGCCAAAAATCAGCTTGCTAAATAGGCATAAATAACCTATTTTTTACATCGCAAGAGGTGGTGAACAATGCAAAAAAAGATACAGCAAGCTTTCGCGATCCTCAGGCGTACCTACGGAAACCATTCTAAGGCTGCCGCAGAGATGCATCTGTCAAGTCGCTACTACCGCTCGATAAGGAACGAATTATGCCCAATTTCTCGAAGGCTAGAGGATTATATTTTGATGAAGGCGGAAGCAGCCTCTAAATCATCTCCCGCTTACAAGGAGAATGCAGATTGCTCAAATTAATCCAATGCCGATTGAAGAATCCTAAGTGGTATGCCTTCCAGTGGAACGGGACTGGGGAGACACACTCATGAGCACAGGCGAATGCATAGAGGAGGGAAGAACCAAGTGAAGCGGTGGTTCAAGCTGGCGGACTCAACCGTCATGAGCATCAAGTGGCAGCGCATGGCCCGCAAGCTGGGGGTGTCTCCGGCCGTCGTGAGTTTTGTCTACGTGGCGGTTCTGTCGAGCGCTTCCCAGTGTGATGACGGGGGAAGCATTGAGGGTTTCGACCCGGAAGACGTGGATTTCTTCGGCGGCTTCAAGAAGGGGACAACAGCCAAAATTCTGGAAGCCTTTACCCACGACGGCTTGATCTCAAAAAACGGCGGGATCGTCGACTGGGACGAATTCGTGGAGATATAGTCATGACGATGGCGTATAGCTGGTTCCGTGTCTACAATGGGACGATTAATGATACGAAATGGCCACGCATTGCCCGGGACTCAAAACAGTCTGTCGGGGCCGTTGTGTCAGTATGGATGGCGCTCCTGGAGTGCGCGTCCATGAGTGATGACCGGGGATCCGTCGACGACTTCAGCCCCGAAGATATAGACGTTCTCTATGGGTACGAAGACGGGACGACGGATAGCATCTTTCAGGCGATGAAAGCGCGGGGGCTTATCTCCCCCGACAATCGCCTCGAGGCCTGGGGCAAACGCCAATCTCCGGAATCCGGGGATGTGGGGAAGCCGAGCACATCTACGGAGCGTGTACGCCGGTACAGGGCCAAGCGGTCGTCCAAATCCGATGAAACGTTACATGAAACGGATGAAACGTTACATGAAACGGATGAAACGCC